CTGGGTCATGGATTTCGGCCCGCGCAAGCTGGCATCGGAACTCACGCGTATCGGCCGCGACGTCGCGGTCACGCGCGGAACGGTCTATCAGTGGCTGAACCGCGAACGCGAACCGCGGCCCGCAAAGATCCGCGCCCTGGTCGAGATCGGACAGGGGCGCATCACGTTCGAGGACGTCCACCAACACTTTGCACAACACAGAGGGTTACTGCGATGAGTGCACCCATCCTCAAGTACTTTGCCTACGAGCATTTGCCACCACACCTGCAGGAGACCAGTAAACCCCTTGGCGAGCTTGCACGACAGTTCGACCAGGAGCTACCAGACGGCCCCGAGAAGTCGGCCGGGCTGCGCAAACTGTTGGAAGCCAAAGACTGCTTTGTGCGCGCGAGGCTGCCATGAACCGACTCAACCACAACATTACGATCGACACGCGCGCTGACACCATCGAGATTTTCGGGACCAAGTACACGCTTGAGTTGTTCCGCACCATGGCCTTCGGCCAGATCGGGACGTTGTTCGAGATCATCGAGCGCAAGTCGGATGGTCTCATCAGCGTGCGGGCTTGGGCGCCCGGCGCGCACGATCGGCCGAAGGTGTCGCCACCCGTGCCGGACGGCACTTAACCGATGGCCGCGCAATTGGTGACCGGTTTTGACTACAGGCGTCGCCAGAGCGTCGCATTCCCGCGCCGTGAATGGCGGTGGATCATCGACGAACTCAAGGCCGGCGGCGGCCGTGTGGTACGGCATCGGCGCGTGCGGTCCGGCGATGATGACCTGCTGTTGATCAAAAACGGTCGAATCATCGCGGAGGTGTACGACAGTGAGTAGGCAAACACTGCCCTATGAGGATGCGTCGAGCGGCGATCGCGCGCTCGGCGAGGCGCAAAAGATCCTCGAAAAGTTCGGGTGCGAGAGCTTCGGGACGATGACGGATGGCGGGCGCGGATGCACGGTCGTGCAATTCAAACATCGCGATCGCATCGTGAGCCTGGAGGCGAGCTGGAAGGGCTACGCGGCGGCGTGGTTGAAGGCGCACCCACACATGCCGCACAAGTCACACCGCTCGCTCGCCGACCACGAACAACGCGCGTTGAATCAGGCGAAGATTGCCGTCTGCTCGATCTTGCGCGACTGGATCAAGGGACAGGTCACCGCGGTCGAGTGTGGTGTGATGAGCTTCGAGGCGGTGTTCATGCCACACATGTTGCTCGCAACCGGGGAACGACTCATCGACCGCGTCAAGAAAGCCAACATGTTGCCGGGGCCGGACGACGGCGGAAAGGTCGTCAACATGGGGAACCGCAAGTCATGACGGACGAGCTGAACTACAACAACGCCGGACCGCCGAGCCGAGAGCGGGAGGTTGAGGCGATCGATCGATTCGAGCGGCTGGGCCGGGCCGGACTCGTCATCTCCATTGCTTGCGGTCCGATGCGCGGATCCTTTGCTTGGTCGGTTGACTGTATGTGCGATCGGACCGGCCAGTCATTCGACCGATGCTACGCGGCTCTGAGCTTCGCCCATTGCGTCGAGATCGTCGAGACTGAGGCAGTGGCGCGCGGATGGATCGGCCGCGACCAGCTCGTCGGGACGCGGTAGCCATGCAAATCAATGTTGATTTCGATACGTCCGTGTTGGACAAGACGGCAAAGCGCTATGAGAAAAACTTGGCTTATTCGGTCGCGCAATCGATCAACGCGGCGGCGCTCGAAGCGCAGAAGCGTGTCAGGGCCCACTTGCGGGAAGTCTTTCACATTCGCCGCGGCGATTTCATCGATCGCACGGTCAAAGTGTTCGCGTTTGCGAGCGTTGGAAAAGATCGTATATACGCCGAGATCGGCATCGACAATAAGCCGCGGCTCATCCTGTCGATGTTTGAAACTGGCGGAACGCGTCTGCCCTTCAAAGGCAAGGGCCAAGCGGTGCCGGTCACTGGGCAGGTCGCGCGACCAAATGCCGCTGCTAGTGTCAATCCCGCGTACACCTTCCAAGCGCTGAACTTCAAGCGCGGCCCGGTCACGGCGCACGGGCGGCGTGTTCTATCGGCGCGCCGTGCGAAGGGCATCAACAAACGCAAGTTGTCGGGTCAGTACTACGTCTGGCAAGGCGCCAATCGGACATTCATCCTGCAGGCCACGCGCCGCGCGCCCTTCGGCGGCGTGTTCCAACGTGTTGGCCCGCGCCGCGACGATATCCGATTGATCTACAGCTTCAAGCGTACGGTGGCGCTGCGCAAGGCGTTGGCGTTCGTGGAGACCTCGCGCGAGGCATACGAGCGAGTCTTCAAGGATACATTCGTGCAGAAATTCTTTCGGTTACAGCAACCATAGGAGCACAGCCAGCATGTTGAAGTTGGAAGACGTTACGATGGGTAAAGTCGCGCGGGACAGAGTGACCGGCGTCAAGGGGACGGTTACAGCCAAGTGTGAGCGTATGAACGGACCAAACTCTGTATGTCTCGAAGGCCTCGACTCAACGGGTCGGGCGTTCTCCGAGTGGGTCGAGCTCGAACGGGTCGAAGTTGATGACTGAGTTCCCCTTACGCTGTACGCGCTGCGGTTGGGATCAATTCAAACTGACCGCAGTCATGCGGGGCGACGACCGTCCCGTCGGCGACATCAAGGTGGAATGTCTGCGCTGCGGTGGCATCGAGCAACCCGGCTATTTGCCGGACGTTGATCCCCAGCTCGAACCCTCACGCGAACCCATCGGGGAGAAGATATGGCGAGCGAGCGACTACAAATGACGCATGACGAGTACAACCGGCTGATCATGGAACGATCGCGCGTATTCGGGTTCGGCATGGAAACCTCATTCTCCGCTCCGTGTCCGTTCTGCTGCGCGCCTGACTGGATGACATACAAGGTGTTAGAAGTTGAGGAAGTCATGAAACGCGGCGCAGTGTGCAAAGACTGCGGGCGTGGCGTGAGGGCCGTGTTTTCCGTGGATCAGCCGGGCCATAAGCAATTCGAGTTCGTGCAGACGTGCGGGCCCGACCCCGATCTCCCGTTCCTGCCACCAATGCGGAGGGTTGAGTAATGGGAACCAACACCGATTGGATTGAGCGCTTAGGCAAATGGCGCACAGTGTTTGCCGGATGGCAACTCGGAACCCGACCCAAAGGCGAGCCCGAGGGCGACGCGGTCCGTGATCATCGCGAACTGAGCATGGCGTTGCGCGCGGAAGTCAGCGCGCTCACACAGTTGTTGATTGCCAAGGGCGTGTTCACCGCTCGCGAGTACACAGACCAGGTGCAAGACGAAGCGCAGCATCTGTGCCGCGCGTATGAGCAGAAGTTTCCTGGCTTCAAGGCGACCGACTACGGCATGGAGATCAACGCCGAGATCGCACGGGACACTATGGCCGGGTGGAAACCATGATCAAGATCACCATCGAAGGCTGCGGCGCCGGTATCGTTGGCAACATCGTCACCAAGGCGTTGCGTGCGTCCGGCATCGATACCAACTTTTGGTTGGATGTCACGCCGCGTGAGGTCAGGGGCTGCAGGCTGGATGCAAAGCGGAAACGCGATGAGATATCCGTCGTCGCAATGCGCGAGCACAAATGACTAGCAACACGTGCGAAGGCCTGCCGGTTGGGATTATATCCATGGTCGCGGACGATGACATCGCGCGTTGCGATTGTGAACCTATGCCGGCCGTTGGTTGTTGTTATCCCCATTGCAAGACGGGTTGCGACTGTACGCATCGCAATGCCTGGCGTTGTTTCAACGGCGGGCGCGTACCCCGTGCGGCGTGCGTGTGTGCATGCCATAGGATGGTTGAACCGTGACCACGTGCACACACTATGCGTGTCGCTGCGCACGTGCCGCGGAGTTGGCCTACATGTCAGATCTGACAGGCGATCCGCGGTTGTTGGTTGAAGCCATCCACGTGCACGACGGTGAGGTTAGATGTCGTGTGCAACATAATGGCCGATGGGTCCTTCCCCCTACCCCGCCCCCTGCGGGTGCCGGCGGCCGCCCGACATCGCTAGCGTCGATATGTGAAACCGAGGCACCGGGTTCCACCGCATGAACTCGACGCAGGCACGGCTCCCGGAACGGGTGGAACGGTGGCCCGTCGGCCGGTTGGTGCCCTACGTACGGAACCCGCGCACCCATACGGAGGAGCAAATCGCCAAGATCGCCGCCAGCATCCGCGAATTCGGGTTCACCAACCCGATACTGGTGGCCGATGACACCATCCTGGCGGGCCACGGGCGTCTCCGGGCGGCGCAGCTCCTGGGGTTGGACGAGGTGCCGGTCATTGATCTGTCGCATCTCAGCGAGGCGCAGCGGCGGGCGTACGTCATCGCGGATAACCGGCTGGCGCTTGACGCCGGATGGGACGAGACCCTCCTCGAAGGCGAACTGGCCGCGTTGCAGGGGGCGGACTTCGACCTGACGTTGACCGGGTTCACGGATGAGGAACTCGCCGATCTCCTACCGCCGACCGAACCGGCGCAATTCACCGCCGCCACCGCGGCCGATCAGGGGCGCCTCGATCGACGGGCGTTGATCGTCTGCCCGAACTGTCAACACGAATTCCCTGTGAACCATGGACAATGGCGCAAGCCCAACAGCGACACCTGACGCCCTGCGTATCGACTGGGCATCACACGAAGCGGCGGTCTACGCGACGCGGCGGTGGCATTACTCGCGGACCGTGCCGCCCGGCAAGACGGTCAAGGTCGGCGCCTGGGAACGCGGGCGGTTCATCGGTGTTGTGATCTTCGCGCGAGGTGCAACGCCCGAGATCGGTTCACCGTATGGGCTCGATCAAACGACAGTGTGTGAACTCGTACGCATCGCGCTCGATCGACATCTGACGCCTGTGTCACGGATCGTCGCTATTGCACTGCGCTTCCTGAAACAACACTGCCCGGACTTGCGGCTTGTCGTCTCATTCGCGGACGAGGGACACGGGCATCATGGCGGCATCTATCAGGCGGGCAACTGGATCTATACCGGCGGGACTGTGCAACACGCTTACCGCATACACGGGCGACTCGTGCACCCTAAGTCGTTGCATTCCAAGTACGGCGTCGGCGGGCAGTCGATTCCCTGGCTACGGGCGAACGTGGACCCGAAGGCCGAGCGCGTCGCCTCCGGGATCAAACACCGGTACTTGATGCCGCTCGACAAGGATCTCCGCGCTACACTGGCGCAACTGCATCAACCTTACCCCCGGCGTGCGAAGCAGGCGACGAGCGCTCCCAGCGTTTCGGCGGCGGTGCAACCCCGACCCGCACGCTCCGAGGGTGATAGCGTTGCATGACAGAACTGATATCCATACGGGAGTACGCCCGGCGCCGCGGCGTGTCGCATACCTCGGTGTTGAAGGCCATTAAGCGCGGCCGGATCACTCTCACCAAGGGCAAGATCGACCCCGGCGCGGCCGATGCCGCCTGGGACACCAACACTGACCCAGCCCAACGCCGGCCCACACGGGGGGCGAACGGCAGCCCAACCCCGGCCCCGGCGCCGACACCCGAAGGCCTCACCTACGCCAAATCGCGCGCAGTCCGCGAGACCTACCTCGCCCGTTTAGCGCAATTGGAATACGACGTAAAGAAAGGCAAGTTGGTTGATGCGGAGGAAGTGCGCGCGCGGGTGTTTACCATCGCCCGCACGGCGCGCGACATTCTGACCGGGATACCGGATCGGCTCGCGCCGCGGCTGGCCGGCGAGACCAACCCGCACGAAATACACCGCATGATCGCCGAGGAGATCGCGCGCGTATGCAACGAGATCGCCAATGCTCCGGGTATGTGACGAAGCCTGGGCAGACGGCTGGCGATCGGATCTCGCTCTTTCGCTCGCGGATTGGTCCGACCAACATATAGTCCTTTCGTCCAAGGATAGCTCCGAACCCGGCCCCTATCGCACGGCGCGCACCCCCTACGCCCGCGAGGTCGCCAACTGTCTGTCGCCGTCCGACCCAACGGAGCGCGTCGTGTTGGTCTCCGGCGCACAGATGGGTAAAACCCGGATCGGGCTCAACTGGATCGGCTATGTCATCGATATCGTGCCGGGTCCGATGTTGATGGTCGAGCCGACGGTTGACATCGCCAAGAAGGTCAGCAAGCAACGCCTCGCGACGATGATCGAAACCACGCTCGCGCTGACCAACAAGGTGGCCGAGGCGCGCTCGCGGGATTCCGGGAATACGATGTTTGAGAAGGAGTTCCCCGGCGGGATACTCCTCATCACCGGCGCCAATAGCGCGGTCGGCCTGCGCGCGATGCCGATCCGCTATCTATTCCTCGATGAAGTGGACGGCTACCCGCTGGATGTCGAGAACGAAGGCGACCCGGTTGGACTCGCCGAAGCGCGCACAACGGCATTTGCTCGGCGCAAGGTGTTCCTAACATCAACGCCCACTCTCAAGGGATTGTCCCGCATCGAGGCGGAATATCTGCTCTCGGATCAGCGGCGTTACTTCGTGCCCTGCCCGTATTGTGATGCCTACGACTGGATCAGATGGGAACGCATCCAGTGGCCGGAAGGGCAACCCGAAGGGGCGCGGCTGGCATGTCTGTCCTGCGGCGCGTTGATTGAGGAACGTCACAAGACGGCGATGTTGGCCCGCGGTCAGTGGCGGGCGACCGCGCCAGGGCCGGGCAAGTGCGCCGGGTTTCATATCTCGACGTTGTACGCGCCGCTCGGGTGGCGCTCGTGGGTCAGCATCGTGCGCGAATGGGTGGCCGCACAAGGCGATACATCGAAACTCAAGAAGTTCATCAACACGGTGTTGGCTGAGACGTGGGAGGAGAAAGGCGACTCGTTCAGTGCGCATGATCTCGAAACGCGGCTGGAAGACTATGCCGCGGAGGTCCCCTCCGGTGTTGGTCCCATCACCGCGTCGGTAGACGTCCAGGGGGACCGTCTCGAGGTGGCGGTCAAAGGTTGGGGTGCGGGCGAGGAATCTTGGCTCATCGCGTTGGATCAGATGCACGGCGACCCCGCGAAAGCGGATGTCTGGTTGGAGTTGGATAAACTGCTACTGCAGACCTTCGACCACGCCTCCGGCCGCAAGCTCACGATCCGCGCCGTCGCGATCGACTCGGGCGGGTTACACACGGAACACGTCTACCGATTCGTCAAGCCGCGCGAGACGCGCCGCCTCGACAACGGCGACATCCAACATGTGTACGCCATCAAAGGCCGCGCCGGATCGGGCCGGGAGATCTTGGGGCGGCCCTCGACTAGCAACCGCTACAAGGTGAAGTTATTCCCGGTCGGCGTGGACACCGCCAAAGATACCGTTTTCTCGCGCATGCGTTTGGAGAACCCTGGCCCCGGTTACATGCACCTGCCCGCCTGGGTCGATGACGAATACATGGCGCAGCTGACCGCGGAGAAGGCGCTTCGCAAGTACAAGAAGGGGGTCGGCACGGTCCGGGAGTACGTCAAACTCCGCGAGCGTAACGAAGGCCTGGACCTCGAAGTGTACGCGCTCGCGGCCCTGCACATGCTCGGCAGGCACACCATGGCGGAGCTGGGCCGGCTCGCCGCGGAGAACGACGCGGCGCCAGCACCGCCGCCACAACCGGAGGAGTCGCAAGTCCATGGTATGGCTCACAATCAACTCGCACCGACTCCCCGGGTCGGCGGCAACTGGGCCACGGGCCGCAAGAGTTGGATTAAGACGTGGTGAGACGGTGTGAGACGATGTTGGTTCCACGTGGAACAACAACGTTGAGTTGTGTTCGTCGGGCTCTGTCGGCGGAAAGCGTACAGCGGGCGCCTATGAACCCGTGATAAATCGCCGGGCGCATGCCACCGCCCGAGCCATCAATCCCGACCTGCTTTCCCCCGAGCATCACGGCCGGGACGACATTCAAGATCGACCGCGGGTTGTCGGACTGGCCGAACACGAGTTGGAAATACACGTTGATTCTGGCCGGCGCCGCCGTCGTCTCGAAGGACGCGAGCGCGGACCCTGACAACGGCAACCTGTACCACCTGGTCATGACGGCATCCGACACGCAGCCGCTGAACCCCAGCGGCGGCGCGACGCTGTATTACAAATACACCGAACGGATGACCGCGCTCGATCTGTCCGGGGAGGTGTTCGATATCGGCGAGGGCGTGATCGCCGTCGCACCCAACTTCGCGATCGCGCAACCGGGCGATGCGCTGTCCAACAACGAGCGCATGCTCGCAGCGATCCAACAGCTGTTAGCGGGCCGGGTGACCAGCGATCTATCGAGCTATGCCATCGCGGGCCGCAGCCTCACGAAGATGACCTTGAAGGAGTTGCAAGAGGCGGAAGGGATCTACCTCACGCGCGTCTACAAGGAACGCAATCCCGGCACGTTCTCGACGCCCGTCGATGTCCAATTCCCGCCGACTGACTTTCCGATGCGGGGGCGCTGCTAAATGAAACTCCGCAAGGTGTTGGCTCGCGCCGCCGGCAAGGTCGCCGGTTGGTTGGCCGGCGCACGTAACACGTTCAAGGGCGCGGAGTTGTCCCGGCTCTGGTATGACTGGATTGCATCTCCGATCTCGGCCGATCAGGAGATCTATAACGACTTCTCGCGACTGCGGGGTCGCGCCCGCGAGATGCGCCGCAACCATCCATTGGTTCGACAGTACATGTCGATGCTCTCGACCAACATTATCGGCGCCGACGGGATGCAACTGCGGCCGCGGGTACGCAATCGCGACGGCAAAATCAACAAGACCCTCAACGAATCGATCAAGGAAGCCTGGGACGATTGGAGCGACGAGGTCACAGTTGACGGTTTGATGGGGTTGGTCGATCTCCAACACCAACTCATCGAATGCCTCGCGGTCGATGGTGAAACGTGTCTGCGCAAGATCCGCAGCTATCCCGACAACCGATATCGCTTTGCGCTCCAGTCGATCGACCCCGATTTGTTGGACCATCAATTTTTTCGCGCCGCCGGCGAGGGAGTCAATGAGATTCGCCTCGGAGTCGAAGTCAATGACTGGGGCAGGCCGATAGCCTACTGGTTTTGGGATCGACACCCGACGGATCTCTATAACACCGGATCGCGGAAAAGGATGCGCGTCCCCGCGGATGAGATCCTGCACATTTACCGGCCCGATCGGGTCAACCAGACCCGCGGAACAACATGGCTCAACAGCGTCATGTTCCCCGCGAAGATGGTGGACGGGTATGTCGAGGCGGAAGTCGTCGCCGCGCGCACGGGCGCCGCGAAGATGGGCTTTTTCGAGGTCAAGGACGGCGCCGAGTACGTGCCGCCAAAACCCGGCGAACGGTTGAGCATCGAGGCGCAGCCGGGCCAGTTCGAGGCGCTCCCGCCCGGTTACGAATTCAAACCGTGGACGCCCGACCACCCCGGCACGGCCTTTCCGTCGTTCCTCAAAGCGATTGTGCGTTGGATCGCCTCGGGCCTTCGCGTCTCCTACAACACGCTCGCGAACGATCTGGAGGGCGTGAACTATTCCAGCCTGCGATCGGCGTTGCTTACCGAACGGGACGAATGGCGGAAGTTGCAACGTTGGTGGGCGCGGCGCGTGTTGAAACCGATATACGCCGAATGGCTGGAATTCGCGCAGCTCTCGGGACAGCTCTATCTCGACTCGCGTGACTGGAACTCCTACATGCGCGTGCTGTTCATGCCGAGGGGTTGGGCGTGGGTTGATCCGTTGAAGGATGTCAACGCGAGCATTGCGGAGATCGATAACGCGCTGACCTCGCGCCAACGAGTGTTGGACGAGCAAGGCCTTGACTTCGAGACGATCGCTGAGGAGCTGTCCGAGGAACAGAAGCTCATCGAGGAACTCGGTCTCGATTTGAGCGGTATCGGCGTCGGAGGTGGCGACACCGCCGGCGACAACAACACGGACAACGGCGATCAACAGCAGCAAGGCAACAACACTGACCGCGCGAGGCGCCGCCGCGAACGGTTGCGGCTCGTATCTGGCCTACTCGCACAGGAGCGCTAGCGCCATGCCTGACGATCAAACACCGAAGTCATTGAAAGAGCAGGACGAGCTACCGCTACAGCGGCGCACGTTCAACGTCGTGATCACCAAGCGGGCCGCGGCGCCGCAGGCAGGACCGGCCGCGGAAGGCGCGCGGGGCGCTCCCGCCGGCGATGGTGAGGACGAGGAGTTATACGACGTTTCGCTTTCATCGGAGGAACCTGTTGACCGTTGGTGGGGGCGCGAGATCCTGTTGCATGGCAAGGAAAACATCAATTTGGAGCGGACCAAGGACGGCTTGCCGTTGTTGGCCAGCCATAACAGCCGCTCACTGCCGATCGGCCGCATGTACGACTTTCGCGTCGATGACGGCAAGCTGAGGGCGGGCCTCCGATTTTCCAAGATACAGGCCGGCCGCGACGCTAAGACGTTGGTCGATGAGGGTCACCGTGAGATGTCGATCGGCTACTCGATCGATGAATATGAAGTGACACCCGGCAAGGCCGATGAACCATCCGTGTTTCGCGCGACGCGGTGGACCCCCATGGAGGGGTCCATCGTCGCCGTTCCTGCCGATCACACCATCGGTGTTGGTCGCAATTCAACCGGGGTGAAGTACCCCGTCCATGTTCGCAACTTGCCCAAAGCGGGCTCAACGGGAGTGACGACTATGCCAGACGATAACGCGCCGCCGGCCCGTGCCGGGGCTGACTCAAAGGTGGCCGCGGAGATCGTGCGCCGGGCCGCCCTCCATGGTTGCAGCGACCAGGTCGCCGACTGGTTGGATCGCGGGTTGACCCTCGAACAGGTCAACGAGGAGATCCTCGCCAAGCGCGCGACGGCGCCGAGCAAACAACCGGCCGCCGAACAGTTGGAGCTGTCCGAGAAGGAGCGCAAGGAATACAGCTACGCGCGGGCGATCATCGCCGGAGCGGAAGCGCGCGACGGCCGGGCCAAGAACTGCTTTGAGCTCGAGATCAGCCAGGACCTCGAAAAAAGCATGCCGATGCAGTACAAGCGCAACGGCGGCATCTTCGTTCCAACAACGCTGCGCGGTGGCAAATTCAAGCAAGAACTGCACATGTCGGCCAGTGCTGACTTGCAGCGACAACTGGATCTGTTGACCCGTGTTGGGATTATCGACTCAGTGACGACCAACGCCATCAAGGAGACCGTCTTCACGGTCTACGGCGGCGAGCTGATCGAAATGCTACGCAATACCGCGATGGTCGTCGCGATGGGGGCGCGCGTGCTCACCGGTCTGGACTCCCCGGTTGGATTCCCGCGGCAGACCGGCGACGTGAGCGCCAACTGGGTTGCGGAGAACCCCGGCGCCGATGTCACCGCGAGCAATGTCACGACTGACATTGTCACGCTGGCTCCCAAGACCCTGCAGGCGACCACCGCATACACGCGCCAGTTGTTGGTGCAAAGCTCGATCGACGTGGAAGCGATGGTACGCGGATCAATCGCAGCCGCGCACGGTCTGGCGTGGGACAAGGCGGCCCTACACGGAACGGGCTCGAACAATCAGCCGACCGGCATATACAACACAGCCAATGTGTTGACGGTCGATTTCAGCGACGCCAACTTCTCGAACACCGGCCAGCTGATCGCCTATACCGGCGTTGTCGAGATGGAAACGCAGGTTGCGGCGGCCAACGCGCTGTTGAGTGCGCTCGGCTACCTGACCACGCCGAACGTCGCCGGCCGTGCCAAACGCACGTTGGAATTTGCCGGCGCCGCCATCGCGCAGGGCATGCGCCTCTGGAACGGCAAGATTTTGGACGGCGAGATGAACGGCTACACGGCGCGCGCCACCAACCAAGTCAGCAAGTTGCTCGGGACCAATGGCGTCGCGTCGCCGGCCGGTACCTATCACGGGCTGACATTCGGAAATTGGGCTGACCTGCTCGTCGGGCAATTCGGGGGCGCTCTGGAACTCATCGTTGATCCCTATGCGCAGAAGAAGCGCGGCATCATCGAGGTGACATCGTTCCAAATGTGCGACATCGCGCTCAGGCATCCGGTCAGTTTCTGCATCGGAATCAATCTCAACAAGTAAGGGGACGAACGGCCTTCGCGCGAGTTGAGTTGAGCATGTAACCGAACTGTTGGAGGTCAACATATGAGCAAGTCAATCATGCCCCTGCGCCCGTTCAACCTCGGTGATGGGAGGATCGGCACGCCGGGCCAGGTCGAGGTCGTACCGGACGCCGTCGCACATACGGCGCACGCATTCGGCAACGCGCAGATCCTCACAGACGAGGAAGCGCAGGCGGCGAAGGCGGCCGGGCCGCCCCCGTCTACGGATGACGAGTCTCCGTCCGCGCAGGATCGCGATCCGAAAGTCCGTAAGAGGTAGGGCCAACATGTCACACCAACTTACGCACTTGGCGGCGGCGGGTGTCGGTCAGTCGCTATTGCCCCCCGGCGCGATCGCGGCGAACACCAATGGGACGGGCGTCTCATTGGCCGGCAAGAAGGGAACCGCGGCCGCGATCCTCAACTGCGGGGCCGCGACGGCGGGCACCAACCCGACGATGGATGTCAAGTTGCAGGAGTCGGACGACAACTCCACCAACTGGACAGACATCACGGGTGCGTCGTTTCCGCAGGTGACCAACGCGGCGAAGTGCAACGTCATATCGTTTCGGCCGGGCGAGCGGAAGCAATACATCCGTGCGGTTGCGACGATCGGCGGGACCTCCAGCCCGAGTTTCCCGGTCTCCTGCGAGATCCTCGCGCTGCCCAGCTGACGGGACGTGCAATGCCCACGTATTTTCGCGATGCTGACATCGACCTCATTATGGCCGACGGGAAAGCCGAAGGTCTCGCGGTCGATGTTTCGATCAACGGGGGGAGCACGATCCCCGGCATCGTGGATTACGTGGGCCGCGACGTGTTGCAGTCGATGAACGTCGCGGGGATCAGCGGCGTATCGATCGCGGTGTGGGTCCAGACTTCCAAACTGACACTGCCGTTGCGCAATCGGACGCCGCTGACCGTCGAAGGCCAAAACATGATCCTTCGGGATTCCAACCCGGAAGGCGACGGTGCGCTGACCGTACTCGCCTGCGAGCGCGCGCCGTGAGCTCGATTCGCAAGCAGATCATCGACGCCGTGATGGCACGGCTCAACACGAGCACGCCGGGCGGCGTCCCGCAGACGACGCGCGCGCGCCAGGAGCCCTACGACCCGTCTGAGTTGCCGGCGATCACCGTGAAGCCGCAGCGTGAGCAGATTGATTATGAGGCGCTGGGCAAACGCAGCTACTTCCGCAAGCGCGAGATGACATTGCGGGTGTCTGTGCATTTCACGGGCGACGACAGCGTCGCCGATCCAATGACGGTCTGGATCACCAGTCAGCTCGACGGGCAGGTATTCCCGTCGCTCATCGAGGATTGCAAGGAAGAAAACAACGAATGGGAATACGCGGCGGAGGATCAACCCTATCTGGTGTTGCATCAAGACTTCCGCGTTGTCTACCACACGCTAGTCGGCGATCAAACACGTACGCAATAGGAGTGAACGACCATGCCAGCCATCACCGGCCCCAACATCATCGCGCCAGATCCGCGCCTGTGCATGCTCGGGCGCGGGATCATCTACTTTGACCAATTCCTGGCCAACTCCACGACGCGCACCGGCATCCAGGACTTGGGCAACTGCACGACGCTGGAGGTTGAACCCAAGGTCGAGATCAAAGAAAAGTACGAGAGCCGCGATCCGGCCAGCTCGCTGTACGCGCGCGCGGTCACTCGCGAAACGTTCGGCATCAAGATCACGGGCGATGAGTACTCGGTAGACAACCTGGTCCGTGCGCTTCTCGGCTCAGGGATGACACTGGCGGCCGCAACGGGCGGCACGGTCACCGATGAAGCGATCACGCCGTCGGGCGGCGCAATCCTGGGCCGCTACTACGATCTCGCGCATCGAAACATCACGACGTTGACCAACGTCAAACAAGGCGCGACGACGTTGGTGTTGGGTACGGACTACACGGTCGATCTGGTGCGCGGGCGTATCTACCTGTTGCCGACGTCCGTCACCATCACGCCGGCGTCCGCGCTCACGGCGTCCTATGTGTGGGCGGCCTACACCTACTCGGGGATTGCGATCGGCACGGTCGGCACGATCGAAGGGTATCTCAACTACCGCGGCAATCCGGTCAAGGGGCCGCAGTTCGAGGGCGAATGGTGGCACGTGTCGTTCACGCCGTCGGGCGCGCTCGGCTTCATCGCGGACGACTTCGGCAACTGGACACTCGAAGGGCTTGTTATTGCCGACCCGGTCAACCATCCAACCGAACCCATCGGGCATTTGATCGCGGTCGGCTGACCCCGTGCTTCTGGCCGCTATGTTGGTCTTTACAGGGGATCGTATTGTGATCCCCTGAGTTTTCAAAAAGCGGAGGCACACTCGATGGTGTTGGAAATAGACGGGGCGGGCACGTACTCCCTCATAACACGCCGGACCATCGAGAACGACATCGCGTTGTCGAATCTTCTCAGGTCATCCGGCGCGGAACGTGCACTGATCGATGCCCTCACTGAGGGCGAGGAACCCGACTCGAAAGTCTTCGCTGCGGTCAGCGGCAGCGGGAAGTTGTTCGACATTCTCGGCGCCGCGTTGGTCCCGGAAGGAACCGACCCGTTGGAATGGACACCGAAGCTACAACAGCAGACCGCCGACACGCTCAAGCGCGTCATCTCGGATGCGGGCAAGCGAACGATCCTGCTGTGCATTGTGCCGTTGGTGACGAGTTTTTTTCTGGCCGGGCTGCACTCAACGGCGACTTCCCGGAGCTTTACCGACACTCCGGCGAGTCAGGTGCAGCCCGATTCCGAGAACGCGGCGACTACGACTTCGGCGACTGGGCCCTCATGGTTCGCGAGTTGGCTGGATACGATCCGGGCCGCGCTCGGGAGATCGTTCGCTGGCCGCTCCGCGAAGCCCTAATGTGTTACGTACACCAGTTGAAGCGCAACGCCCTGGACGGGTGGCGCCATGACATGTTGATTTGGGCGTCGATCGCACCGCAGTTGAAAGAGAAGCTGCAGCGGCCGCCGGTACCCAGGATCTTGAGACCGAACAATGCCGACTAATCAACAAGACGTCCGGGTCAGACTCTCCGCGGAGGGAATGGCCGAAGTCGTCGCCGCATTCAAACAAATCTCGGCGGCCGGCAAGCAGAGCGCGCACGAGACGGGCGAGGCCTTCAAGGAGCTGAAAAAACAGTTCCAGGAAGTCGGCAAGGGGTTGCTCGCAGGGCTGTCGATCGTGTACGCGGCGGACAAGCTGAAAGAGCTGTTCAAGCAGACCCTCGAGAACGCCGACGCCCTGACCCGCCTGAAACGACAGACCGGCCTTTCGACCGATGCGATACAGGCGTTTGGACGCGCGGCGGTGGAGTCCGGCAGCAGTGTTGAGGCCGCCAACGCGGGGCTGACAAAACTGACTCTGTCGTTCGGCAAGGCGCAGATCGGCAGTAAGGACGCCCAGGGCGCTTTGCGCGATCTCGGGATATCCTCGAAGGAGTTGAACGCGCTTTCGCCGGATCAGAAGTTGCAGCTCATCGCCTCACGTCTGGCCGGCATCGAGGATCCGGGGCGGCGCGCGCGCGATGAAGTCGCCCTGCTCGGCAAGAGCAGCAACGAGTTGGATCAAGCGTTGGTGAAGCTCGGCCAGGAAGGGATCGACGGGCTGATCTCCAAGCTGCAACACCTGGGCGTGTTCCTCGACCAGGAGTCTATTGCGCGATTCCAACGGCTGGGCGACCAGCTGCGCGACGCGAAGCTCTCCGCGCAAGGGCTCGGCACGCAATTCCTCACCGGGCTCGCCCCCTCGCTTACCCGGATCACCGGCGATCTGCAGGCGGCGACTAATGCCGGCGAGGGGTTCCGTTTGGTCGGCGTCGGTGTCGGCGTGATTCTCAAATCGTTGGTGTTGCTCATCGAGACCGCCGGCAAGACCATCGGCCTGCAATGGGCGTTGCTCATGAACCATATGACCAGTGCGGCGGAGGCGGCCGCCCTGGCGATCCACGGGCATTTGATCGATGCCGCGAAGGCGGGCATTGAAGCCTTCAAGCGCGATGCGACGATCCTGAAGGAATACGCGGCCGACGTCGCCGGCGCCGCGCGTGATCTCTTTGGGGATGAGAAGAAATCCCCGGAAGCCGAACGTAAGCCAACCGACACGCCGGCGCCACCGGATGAGGCGCTTTTGCGGGCGCGCTACAACCTACTCGCCGCCCAACTGGACAACGAACTGAAGTTGTTCGAGGCGCATAACCAACTGCGCCTTGCGCAAGAGAAAGCGTCATACGAGAACGGCGACACGTCGCTGCGGGAGTACTACGCGCGCCGGGCGCAGATCATCAATGAGAATTTCGACAAGGAGATCGCCACCCTCAAAGCGAAGTTGGCCGCGCAGGAGAAACTCCCGCCCGCAACCGGCGTCAGTGCAGAGGCGGCCGAGGTCGAGAAACGCATCGAGCGGGAGAAGCTCCTCGGCCAGATCCGCGAGCTGAACGCGCAGCGCGACGTCGCCCTGCAGACCGAACGCAACACGCTGTTCCAACAAGAGACGGCGCAGACGCAAGCTCAGATTAAAGCGGAACAGACGTTGCTCACCATCGCGGGCAAACGCACGGAAGCGGCCCGGTTGCAGTTAGGCTTGCAGGCGCAGGCGCTCGCCAAGTCATTGGTCGCGGGCGGCGTCGCGCCCGACCAGGCCGCCGGGGCGGTTGGGCAGTTCACCGCGCAGGGCAACGCCAAGATCGATTTTGATGAGGCGACCCGACAAGCGAATGCAACACTGAAATCATTGGAGGCAGATAAGCAACGCATCCAGAACGAAGTCAACCAGGGGCTCATATTCTCGATCAACGGTGAGCAGCAGATTTTGGACAAGGAACGCGCGGCGCTCCCGGTGTTACAGGCGCAGGCGGACGCCATGTTGGCCCGCGCGCGCGCGGCCGGCGAAGGCAATGAGGAGTTAGTCGCGCAGGCGGAACAATTCAAGCAGAAGGTCGGGGAGATCGCCGCGGCGACCAACACGGCCGGCCAGTACATGAAGGAGTTTCGCGCCGGCGTGGAAAGCTCGATCGGCGCAGGACTCAACACCTTTCTCGATGAGGCCATATTTAAGAGCAAGAGTCTCGGCCAAGCGTTCGACACGGCAATGAAGCAGATTTTTACCGACCTCGCCAAGTTGGTGTTGCAAATCGAGGAACAGAAGTTCCTCAAGTGGTTGTTCGGCGGCGGCGGGGGCGGTCTCGGCGGCGGGGGCGGCGGTGGCGGCTTGGGCGGGTTGGGTGCGTTGTTCGCAGCCTCCGGTGGCTACATCCGCGGGCCGGGCACGACGACATCCGACTCGATCCCCGCGTTGGTCTCTGATCGGGAGTTCATCGTCAATGCGGCCGCCACCCGGCAGCCGGGCGTGTTGCCGTTCCTTGAAGCCCTGAATGCCGGCGGGCCGCGCGGCCCACAACCGCTGTCGCGGTTTGCCGCGGGCGGATCGATCGGCGGCCCCTTGCGGGCGCCCAGCTCGGCGCCCCCGCCCACACCTGTGGTGCTCCGCGTCCACCCGGACGCGCTGCATATGACCCTTCGTGATTGGTTCGAGCGGGAGGTCGCCGACATCGCGGCGAAGCGTTGATGTTGACGATCTACCCCAGCACCGTCTATGCCGACTCGACCGGCGCGTTGGTCGTGTTGACTGGACCGGCCAACCGGGCGGTCTCCTGGTCGTTGGTCGGCGCCGGCACGCTGACCCCCATTACCGACTACACCGACGACCAGGGGCGCGCGGCGGCGAAGTTCGTACCGGCCGGCGCCGGCAACGTGACCATCGAGGCGACCTATGGCACTTGAGGTCCTCGCCGGCCCGTACTCGATCACGACCGACGGCGGCACGCCCATTGACTCGTTTCCCTCGGGCGGTCAGGAGGGCGCCTATATCCAGGGGTTGGGGTTGTTTGTCATGCTCTCGCCGGCATCCGAGGGCAGCAAACTTTGTGCGGTCCAATGGGACGGGACCGCGCACCGACGCGGCATCACGGCCAACATAACACCGATCATTCCGAACCTGCGCGATGGTGGATTCGCCTACCGACATGCGTTCCACCTGTACGCGATCGACATCCTTGCGGCGCGTAACGATCCCACAGCGTTCTACGACTCCCCCGGCGGAACCCTGGCGATGCATGTCATTTGCCCGGACCGTTTCCTGCGCTTCTCGCTGGGGACGGTGCAGTCAAGCCCATTGAACGATGGCGTCACATTCACGACTGAGTACACCTGGAGCGGGACCGCCCTCGGCTCAATCCTCACGGTGTCGCCGGGCGGCGCGCCAAACATCTTGTGCGTCGCCTCGCACAACTCGCCTGGGCAAATCCGCTTCTATGACATCGTGAAAAAGACTCAGGTAGGTAGCGTCCTGTATGTGGGCGAAGCCCATGACGGTGTGTGGTATGTCCCCAAACACAACGTCTTCCTGGAAGTGCACACCAAACAAGTGAAGGTGCTGGCCAACGCCGTCCGGCCGGCGACCCTCGCGAATCCCAGCGCGCTCGCCACCGTGCAGGCGGGCCGGACCGTGCAGGTGCGTACCCGTCTACTCGGCGCACAGTCGGAACCCTGCGTCGGCGAGTTGATCGACTGGTCGATCACGGCCGGCAGCGGATCGCTCGCCGATGCGCAGACCACAACAGACGCCGACGGCTACGCCTATAACACGTTGGTGTCGGCGGTCGGCAGCTCGGGCAATGTGACGGTGCAAGCAACGGTGGCGTTCTAATATGCTGCGTCAAACATTCACCTCTGAACCGTTCACCTACCGGCTACCGGGTGACATCCCGGTGACCTTCTTTCCGTTCACGCACTACAACGACTACCTGATCACGCCGCCGCGCATCTATGGTGAGGCTTACGACGGCTTCGGCGTGACCGGGATGTTCCTCCAGGAAGAGACGCTCGTTGACGGGTATGAGGTCGTGTATCTGTGGCTGTCCAACGACCAGGTCCACTATCCCGGCAACATCTATCGGCTCTATCGGTGGAACGCCACGACCGGCGCGTATCTCGGGGGACTAGATACGGGCTCAACCCCAAGCGATGGGCCTTACGTGCAAATGCTGGCGCAGTCGCGCGATAGCACGATTTGGAGCCTGCGGACGGATGTCCAACATATCCGCAAGGTGACGGTCGATCCCGACACCGGGATTACCTTCGGGGACACGGTGTATGACATCAGCGGTTGGTCGAGCCTCAGTGGCACTATTTCTGCCTTCAGCGTCGATGCGGAGCAGAACCTGTTGCTCGCGGCGCTGGCCGTTGAAGATCACTTCGGCGTGTATGACCTCACGAGCGGCGATCTGATCCGCACGATCTACGTGCCTGGATATGTCAGTCAGATCATGCCGGAGGATACCAACCGCTGTTATGTTGCGCATGCGCGCGGTGACGAGCATCGCATTGGACTGGTCAACTATTCGGCCGGTGAGTTGCTGTCGGTGTTCAAGATCGATGACACGTTTGACCCGTTGACCTCGCAGAAAGTCATCACCTGGGATCGCAAATACAGGCGCTTTCTGGTGTGGAACGACGCCCCGGTCACGACCGAAGGGCAAAACACGAGCGTCGTCAAAGGGTACTTCCCGCAGCCGCAACCGGTGGGGTTCACCAAGCCGATCCCACTCCGACCGCCGCGCAAGTATCGATCGACGCCGATCCTGACACGTCTATACGGCGACATGGGCGAGCCGATGCCGGGCGCGCGCGTGACGTTCTCGCCAGATTCCGGGATCGGGACCGTGACCGGTTTCCCGGCCCTGACGGATGCGGACGGCGAAAGCATCGGCACGGTCTACGGGGCGGACGCCGGCTCTCTCACCTTGACCGCGAGTACCGACGTATGAGCACGCTCACCAGCTCGGCAACGTTCACCATCGGCGCGGGGGCGGTCGTCATCGAATCAACGGCGGTGACGATCCTTCCGGCGATCGGCGGCGCGACCGGCCGGGGGCGCCTGATCCATCCGACGCTGGGCACGTTGGATTACCCGAATGCCCCGGACGAGTGGGTCAACATCGACGGCGATCTCATCGTCGCGCCCATCTGGAGCTCGACCAAGACCCTCCAGGGCGCCGCCAACGCACTTTGGCAAGGCAACATCCGGGACGTTCAGGTCGCAGAGTGTTGGATTCAGGAGCTGAATGTCACCATCGCATTCCTGCGGCAACTGCTCGCCTTCTTCCAGAATCCGCCCGACCCGGACGCGGGAACGCCCGTGCAGTGGTGGCCGAACTACGCGAGCGCGTTGGGTTTTGAAGTCGCAATGATCGACGTATCCGTGTCCGGGGATAGCGGCGCGCAGGGGATCGTCCTCGATGCGCTCGCGAATCGCACTGGCTGGGTAGACGGCAAGGTCACCAACACCATGCGGATCTTGGGGCGCGTCTGACATGCTCACGAGCTGGTCACCGATGAACGCCGATTCGCCGCGCGCCGCGCAGGTGATTCGCCATCCGTCGGCGACGTTCGTGGAGCTGATCCAAGGCACTTCGAGCGACGGGGTAGATCTGTCGCCGTATGTATCGCAGTGTAAGCACACGTCCAAGGACGCGGATGTCACGTTCTCCTATCACACGGCTTTGAATGGGAGCGCCCAACCGAAACCCGGTGAGTTGTTGGAATTGCGCCTCAACGATCAATTCCTGTGGTGTGGGATCATCGACAGCGTGACCTCGTACCGCCTGCGCTCGGGCGAGCACTCGCTCGCGGTGAAGGCGTACACACGCGACAACACACCCACGTGGAAGGAAGTCAAACGGGTCACGGACATCTACGCCACCGGTAGCCCGGTCGGGCTGATCGCCACTGATATTGCAACCGCGGTGGGCCTCGCCGCGGTGGAAATCAATCTGCCCTTCTTCGGCGTGTACACGGTGCATTCCAACATGCAATTGGCCAACATGTCGGCGCAGGACATGCTTACGGCCGTGATGCTCTCAAGCGGGTATGAACCGTATATCGACGCCTACGGCATTCTGCGGGCGATCTCGCGCGATCTCGGGCGCGCCTCCGACGTCGTGCTCACGGAAGATCGCGTCGTGTCGATCGATGGGAGCAAGTCTCGCAGTCCGGTGACTTCGGTCCGCGTTCAATGGCTTGACCCGGCGTTGTCGTTGGTGACGCAGCAAGATCAGGCGCTACAACAGGCCACGATCACGGCCGGGTTTTTCCAACTCAAACAGTTGCAGGAGATCTACTTTAGCGAAGACCGCACGCAGCGGGCCCTGAACACGTACATGGTCGTCAAGCAGTCGGCCAACTCCGGGCTGTTGTCGTTCTGCTCGGAACACTACACGGTGATTTCACCGACCCAGGGCCAGATCGAAGTTGACACGTCCGTATTTGCACCCGCTCTCGCAACGGCATCGCTTGCCGCGTTGATCGCATCCGCCTATATCCCCGATGACGTCGCCGCGTTCGGCGGCGGAGTTACCATTCCGGTCGGGCGCATTGTGGAGATGACCGCCAACGCCGCGATCTTGCTGGTAATGATGTCACTGGGGACCGGGATGTATGAGGTCCGCGGCCAACCTTTCGATTACGTGCACGCCCGCAACACGACGGAAGCAACTGCGGCCGGCGTGCCGATCTGGCTGCTGCAGAACGACGACATCGGGAATGACTTCGTGATGAACGAGGCGCAGGCGCAGGCCTTCGCGGCTCGGGAGTTGATCTACCGGGCGAGATCGGCGACCACCTACAAAGTGACGATGGTTGATGACCCGCGGCTAGAACGCGGCGACATCGTTGAGCTATACGACGGCTCGCGGGTGTATGTGTTGGATTACGCGCGGGATCTCAGCCGCGGGGGCCCCGCGACACTGGAAATTACGGGGTTCCAAGCGTGACCGACAATGTCCTCACATACCTGACCGAAGCGCAAATCACCGACGCCAAGGATGAGATCGACGGCAAGGCATTGACGCGACCGGCGTTGCTCGCGACCGATGGCGCGGTCCTGGCGTACGTGGTCGATGTTGATATCGGTAAGAATGTCATTTTGCGTAACGTACCAATCGCCCGGAATAACCGGTCGCTCGTGTTCACCGATGCCGGGGCCGCCATCCGCTTGCGTCGTACACGGAGTGGGCGCTACGAAGTCGTTGGACTCTCGAACGAGCTGCCCGGCACTTATACAACATTCTCCGTCGATCTCGGCGACTTTACCTTCGGGCCGGTGACTGATCTGTCGATTGTCTCGCGCGTACTCACCTATGCCGAGCTGGCGACCTTCGGGGGTTACGGGACGCTACCGTATGGGGTAATCGGGATTTTCAAGGGCGGCGTACTGCTGGAGCTTCGTACATGACACTAGCGCTGCAGACACTCGCGAACGGCGACACCAACTATGTCGCCAAACACAACTCCAACTATGGGGACATTCAGACCGCAGTCAACGGAATCCTCGCGACGCTGGGAACCTCGAGCGCCGGGAGCACGGGAAACCTGATGGCGGCGTTGTTCGGCAACGCCACCGCATTTATTGGCGACACCAGTTACACGACCAGCACGGCCGGAACGGTGTTGACCGTCTCGTCCGGGTATGCATGGCGGCCGGATCTCGCGAGCGTGCTGTACAAAGGTAGCTCGACGCCGATCGACTTCTCTGGCCAACCCGCCGCGACGTATTACATCACGCTCGGCGCCGATGGCACGCCAGCGCGCCAGACAGTCTCAACGTTCGCGCTGTACTCGGTTGTCTGGACGGGTTCGGCCTTCGGTGCGATCACGGCCGTCGCACCGATCGTGCCTGGCGGCGACATCTCGGGCACATTCCAGGCGCTCTCGATCGTCGCCGGCGCGGTGACGCTCGCGAAGCTGGCCAACCTCGCGGCCAACTCGGTCATCGGTAACAACACCGGGTCGCCGGCCACGCCGGTCGCGGTACCGATCGGCGGCGCCAATGGTGTTGCGTCTCTGGATGGCTCGGGGAAAGTCCCGACGTCCCAACTGCCGGCGTCGGTTCTCGGCGCCGTCGATTATCAAGGGACGTGGAACGCATCGACCAACTCGCCGTCGATCACGACGGGGTCGGCCAGCTCGGCCAACAAAGGGTATTACTACAAGGTCGCGACCGCCGGCACGACCACGGTTGACGGGGTCAACGATTGGGGCGTCGGCGACTGGATCATTTCGGACGGCGTGAGCTGGGGAAAGATCGACAACACCGAGGCCGTGTCGAGCGTTGCCGGGTTGTCGGGTGCGATCACGGCCGCCGCGTTGACAGCCGCCTTAAATCTGTTCTCCTCAACACTGCAAGGCCTCGTGCCTGCCAGCGGTGGCGGGACGTCTACTTTCCTGCGGGCGGACGGCAGTTGGGCAACGCCGGGTTCAGGCGGTTCGGGCGGCGGCAGCGTGACGAGTGTTGGTCTATCGATGCCGGCGGAATTCAGCGTGAGCGGGAGCCCGGTCACCGGCTCGGGCACACTGACGGCGGCGAAAGCGAATCAGAGCGCCAACCAGGTGTATGCGGGCCCGACCTCCGGCGGCGCCGCGGCGCCCGCGTTTCGCGCGCTCGTGGCCGCGGACGTCCCCGCGATGCGCTACGACATCGCGACGTTCTATCCGGGCGTGCCCGGCAACTCGCAACTGGTGCTGCGCTGGCAGGCGCCGCGCGCAGTCACGATCCCATCCGGGGGAACCAACAGCCAAGCGAGCGCCGGCACGGCCGCGACCGCTTCAACGACCTTTACCATCAAACAAAATGGGTCGAGTGTTGGAACGATCGTATGGAGCGCGTCGGGCACGGCAGGTGCGTTTACGATCAGCTCGACAATCAACATCGCCGCGGGCGACGTGTTGACTATCACCGGCCCGGCGACGGCAGACGCGACATTGGCCGACGTCGCGATCACGTTGGCGGGCACTGCTTAGGAGTGTTGAACCATGGCTATTCTTTGGTGCGGCGGTGAGGACATTGACTTCCCCAATGGTTCTACGCTGAGCATTGGGACGACATCGACCAATCGGCGATCGAGCTACTCCCGCTGCGATATCAGCAACTCCAACGCGAACAGCACGTCTGCGCGCAGTCCCTCATTTGCCGGCGGCGCCGTGACCAGTGCATGGCTGCATTGCCAAGCGAAGGGTAACAATAGTGGGACATCGAAGGAGTTTATCGGCCTGGGTCTGAACTCCGCCGGGCAGGCAGCACTCGCGCTCGGCTGCGACTCCGCGAGCGCCACCAAACTCGCACTATGGAAGTACAGCGGCGGGACCTGGACGGAGCTGGCGAGCGAGGCCGGTAATAGCATCTCCACTTCGGCGCTGCAACAGTTGGACATGCATGTCAGCAGCTTTGGCGCTTCGGCGACGGTTGATGTCTATATCAACAGCACGCTTGCCTTCACGTACTCCGGGAGCACAACCGTCACGGGTGTCACCAATCTCGATTGCGTAGCGATCGTCGGCAACGCTACGACGCCGAACATGCTATTTAGCGAGATTATCGTTGCCGACGAGGACACGCGCGCGATGTCACTGGCGACGCTCGGGCCCAATGCGGCCGGGGACTCCACGGGCAGTTGGACCAACACCTATACATCGATCAACCCGACCACCATCAACGACGCCAACGCGATCTATAACAATGCGACGGGATCGGACTTTCAGGCCAACTTGTTGGATCTGCCCGCGGGTAGCTTCACCATCAAGGCCTGCAAGGCGGTCGCGCGCGCCGAGGTCACGGCCGGAGCCACGCCCACGGGATTCAAGCTCGGCATCAAATCCGGCGGCACCGTCAACGTTGATGCGGGGCATTCGCCTGGCGCGGCGTTCGTGAACTATGAGCGGCTCATGACGACCAATCCGGTGACGTCGGCCGCCTTCACACAGACCGAAGTCAACGCGCTGCAGCTCGACGTCCAGTCAATGTGAGGATCCGACCGTGAGTACGGGAACCGGTGTTGATATCAGCAAGGCGAACATCTATGCGGCGGTCGCGCCTTCCGATGGTGTGAACATCACCAAGGCCAACATTTACGCGGTGACCGCGCCGCCATCACTCTCGATCTCTAAAGGGTTGGTCTATGCGGTCATCATAGCGGGCGTCGCCACCGTGGCGCGTCCCGTCGTGCAATGCTGTGGCTGACAACGACGAACAACACCGGCTGACGGTTGTACTGAAGAAACTGTCCCCCGGCTGGGCGTGGCTGCGGGCCAACTTCACCTTGCCGTCGGTCATCACAATAGCGGGGATCCTGGGTGGCGCCGCGATGTACATTATCAACTTGCGGACGCGGGTCACCGTGTTGGAACAAACGGTAACCATCGTTCAGAAGGTCGCGCCCGACGTGACAGCGCTCGCGGTGTTGCGACAGCGCGTTGACGATCACGACCGGCGGATCGAAACGTTGGAGGGTGCGTGGACTGAGGCCGTGAAGGAAGCGCACACGCCGCTTCCGCAGCCCGCGCCGGCATCACGCCGCAAGGGTCGCTGAGATGCCGCGCCGGAGGAAATATGCCGTTTGGCTCTCGGAGATGGCCTTGCGCGATGCGTGTGAGGCAATGGAGGAGTACGTCAAGGTACAACACGACCGCGCACGCACCATTGAACACGGCCGGAAGCCGGATAAACCCGCGACGCGCGGTGAAGCCGACCGTATGGCCGCAAGCGCCAACGAGCTGCATGACGCATTAACCCAATTGTTGTTGGAGGCGGGCAAACGTGCAAATTAGCGAACACTTCTCACTCGCAGAGCTGACATTCTCCACCATCGCGCTCCGCGCCGGTCTCGACAATACACCCGGCCAGGAGGAGATCGCGAACTTGACCGCCCTGGCGACTACGTTGTTGGAACCCGGCCGGTCGGTTCTCGGCGATGTGCCTTGGTGCATTGACAGCGGCTATCGATCGCCGAAGGTCAACGTCCTGGCGAAAGGGTCAACCAACAGCGCGCACATGCACGGCCGGGCCGCGGACGTCCGTCCGGCCGTGATCCCACTGCGCAACGCATTCAACGCGCTGCGGACGTCATCGCTCCCCTACGATCAGATCATTATCGAGTGCAACGCATGGCTGCACATTGCGATGGCGGCCACCGGGCAGGCGCCGCGACGGGAAGCGCTCTTTGCGACCTGGGACGCAAAGCAAGACAAGTGGATCTATTGGCCGGCGCGTTAGCGACGTCACAGATTCGAGATCGCGCGGTGCCGAGTGCGCGAGGCTTCACAGAATCCCACGCGATCGCGTGCATGATGCCGATCCTCATACACCGGGGATTGATATGTTGCGGCGCGCGTGGGACTGGGTTGACGATCATCTGACCAAGACGTTGGCGGTCATTGGCGCCAATGTTGCGATTGGCGATGTCATGACGCACGCGAGCGAGATCAAACTCGTTGCCGGTGACCTGGGCCTTCGCCTCGCGATCGTTGCCGTGTTCGCTGCGTTGTTCTGGCGGGGCTGGGTCACCGGCAAACGCGGTAAGGAAATGGAAGCCGCGTTGAACAAGCCGCCCGATATCCCGTAAATGAACCGGGCACGGCGACCTGACGGCGTTGCTATGTGCGGCGCGCGTCTGCAACGTCGGGTCGTCGTGTCCACCCGCAACCATGTTGACTCAACTTGAAGAGCGCATCGCCTGGGCGGCCGCCGTGTTGGTCATGGCGCTGTGCCTCGTGATTGGGCTGGAACACCGTGGCGCGCAGAAGTGCCTTGCCGCGGATGCCAAGCTCGACCATGCCGCCGAGGTCCACAACACCGCGGTCGAAGCCGTCAACACGGAGATCATTGAACAGGAGGCTCGCGCCTATGCGGATGCTCTCTCTCAGCCTGTGCGTCATCCTATCAATGTCAGCTTGTGCGACCGGTCCGCGCCGGGCCGTCCCGTGCGTCGTCCCGAAGCCGCCCCCGGCCGCGTTGATGCGACCGCCGGAATACGAGAACCGGATCACGCGACGTCTGTGTCAGATCAAACCGTTGGACCCGAACTGCAGGCCGTAGGCCGGGACGCGGACGCCCAGGTCGCCGGCCTGCAGGACTACATCCGGCGCGTGTGCCCGTCGCGTTGACTAGTGTCGCCCGATGGCCGACAAGAGAACCGACAATTGGAAGTTGATGGTACTCAGCGAGTAGCGGCCGGTCCGCGCGTCGCCCAGGTCGGTGAGCGTGCGGTCATACTCCACCGACACTGACCCCCAATCTCTCCAACGGTAGCTCAGTCCTAAGCCAACCTGAGGCACATTGCGCGCGGCGCCGGCGGAAGATCCCGTATGGTCTAACCCGCAGAAATACGTGGTCTCGCGTCCCGCCGGGTCGGTGTAGGTGCATTTCTCGCCGCCCAACGCGACGAAGTGCGTGACCTCGGTTCGTGTGTGTTCGATTCCCGCGCGCGCCAACACATGCAATCCGCGCCAAATAGGCCAGTAACCGAGCAACGCGCCGCCGTACCAGTGTTGATCGACAGTGAGCGCTGATCCCATGGTTATCACCTGTCCGTGCTGCCGCGCGGTTCCGCCTGTATAGATACTCGTGCCCTCCACAGCCGCGAAATCGACCCCGCCGCCCAACATGTTGCCGAAGTAGTTCGCTTCTATTGTCAGGTGCGGCGTTAGTTCGTAGCTCAGTATCAGTCCCCACGGGTCGCTTCCCTTCCATGTTTGCTCTGAATCGAATGTTAGAGTCGCCGGCCCCTGCGGAAGATTTAGCGCATCAACGGTCGCCAGATCGTGAGCGGCGCGGGTCATCTTGCCGAATGAAGGAATCGAATAGGCAAAGCCGATTTGCGGCGAGTGCCATTCCAGCGCGAACGCGGGTGCGACCACGGCCAGAGAACCTAACGCGAGTATGCTTCGTATCATTGCTGGGTGTCCTTGTGTGTTGTGTTTGTTGTTAGAAAAGAAGGCACGGCGCCCGTGCGGCAACCGTGCCCTTCTTGTGGCGGGTAATAGATGACTTAGCGGATCTGCTGACTCGCGGCGCTCGCGGCGGCAGCTCGCATCTGCTTGTTGAACACCTGACCTTCGTCACACTTCCTGATCAGGTTGCACAACGTCCCGAGATCGGCGGGACACCGCCCGGCTTGCGCGTGTTGGGCCAGGATCGACAAGAAGACGTAGCGTGTGACGTCGGGGTAATTGCCGTTGCTGTTGTATTGCAGAACCGTGACCGGTTCCCCGGCGCGGATGCGCCGCTCGATCTCTTCCATCGTGATATAGCGCCCGGTCTTGCGGCAGTACAGTCGGCGATTCCCGTACCGCAAAACGCAAGACAGTGATATGGCAGCCGTCTTGTTCTTCATCGTCCATTCTCCTAAAGCGGTGTTGTGTTTGTTCCAAAAGCCGGCGACCCGGACCCTGTCGGGGGAATGCGCAAGCTAGAGGGGATTAACGCCCTCCCGCGTGCGGGTCGGAGTCACCGGCCCCGCGCGCCCGCAATGTTACTTGCCGGCACGCACAGGGACAGACGAACGTCGCGGAGACTTCCGTAGCTGCTTTCGCTGTTGTTTTTTGAACCATCGATCATAGCGCGCGCGATGGAGCAGCCGCGTGTTCTCTTCCTGGTGCGCGTCGCTGCAGTAGTGGTACCAGAGCTTACTCGCGTTCTGAGCCCAAACATGACGCCTGCAACCGGGGAGGTCGCACTTGTAGAAGCGATACGGGTGGCGCGACGTGTCAATCAGGATACCAACTCGCTCGGGATGCGAGCCGACCAACGCACACATAACTCGATGGGGGATGCGTGTCAGCTTGGGCTGCTTCTTCTTCATGGATCTTTCTCCCTATGCCGGCGCAGAAGCCGCACGGCGAACCGCGAGATATAGTAACCCGAGCCCGCCCGCGAAGAACCGGAACCCGGTGTACTGTTCCTCGGGCAACAGCAAATACAACCCTTCGACCATCACGACAATCGACAGAATGATCGCGAGCGTCAACCCGATGGCGGTAAAGAGTTCAGATCGATTCGACGGGCTCATATGCATCGGGCAGGATCTCGAAGGGTTGGAGTCCGTTCGCGCGCCGCCAATCGTTAATCCGGTGCATGCACGTTTCACAGATCGGCTCGCGCGTGCCCGTGATGGCGGTGGACGACGGGACGCTTTCCGGGTTGAAGGTGAATACGCGACCGCACCCGATACACGCGCCCATGGCGAACATGTAGCCCGTCACGGTGGCAACCCCTGCGGGAAGTACTCGCGAATATCCGCGACTCGCTGCGACTGACAGACCGCCACGTAAGCGACGTCGAACGGCACTCGGTTGAGGTAGGGGACTGTCGGCTGCGGCGGCGAGGGCATCATGTGACACAAAAGATCATCGATGTCGGCGTTGACCAAGTTGCGGCATGCAAGGGGTCGATCGGCGTAGATGGAACACTCGCCCTGCTTCAGGAATGGACAGGGCGTGTGATAGTTGTAACTGAAGATGTCGAACTCGCGGTATTTCCGGGCGACGTCTTTAGGCTTGATGCGCAGGCGCGCGCCTAACATCTTCGCTTCGGGCTCGATCATCACGACGGCGATATGGCAGCAATGATTGCACCCTCGCCGGCAGGCGACGTTGTCGCCGTTGTAGGAATTCATCTCATCGGCCAGGGCATAGAGTTGACGCAACCTAACCCACACGGGCTCGCGACTCCTGATGACCGCTTCGATTCGTGGCGTGAACGTGTCGAGTTTGTCGCCCATGCGCGCGCGGATCTCGCGGACGTTGCGCTCCGCTTGCTCTGTCGAGACGCGCAAGCGGGCGCGGACTTCGGGCGGGAACAGCGGGTTATCGGGGTCCGCTTTCGGTTCCAGCTTTGCCATGCCGGCCTGCAACACGCTATCCCAGGCATTGGCCAACTTCATGCGATCAGACTGCATAGCTCGTGTCCTCCATCATGGGGCCAACCTGACGGTGTCGGGCTCGGTCGAGAATACCTCCATGTCATGCCGCCAACACCACACCTGAAACCGCCCGTCCGGCGTCAACCCAACCTGCAGCCGCGCGAAGTTGCGCCATGAGACGTCGCGCGGCTTCTGCTCCTTGCACTTGCGGCACTGGAATTCAACCTTCAGGTTCTTTCTCTTGTCAGTGTCCACGTCGTTGCATCCTGCCTTGCGAGATCAACATCTCGACGTTGGTTGGAATCATCTGTCGGACCAGCCGCAAATGCGTCTCCAACACGGCATCCATGAGTTGCTGACCGCCGGGGTAGTGACCGGCGATCCAGACCGAGAGCAGCTCGGCGAGAATCGCGCCTTGGATCTCGGGCGGCCGCCCCGCCAGGAAGGGCCGGATCTGCTCGGCAACGTCTATGATCTCGACGGTTATGGGGTCAGGTTGATTCATGTTTCCCCCGGATCATCCCACGGACCGTCGTTGCCATAGAGAACAGCGAGCAGCATGCATTGCTGGAGCGTGTAGCGTTTGGGCGGCGGCGTGGTCTCAACGCCGGCATTTTCGTAGTACATGTCGCGCGGCATGAACCGCGCTCGTTCATCAACCTGGCAGTAATCCACGACGACAGTGAGCGGTAGCTTGATGCGCTCGCCGGCATCGTTCTCGTACTCGCCCGCGCCGGGCGTTTCCGCCCAGGCATGTTGCACCAGCTCGCCCGTCCATGAATCGCGCACGCGCCCGTGCACCACTCGGGATTGCTCGTTACCGTGATGTTTGACCGTCCAAAATGCCACACTGAAACAGTCGCGCCGCGTGAGGCCGCGCGCGAATTCGCACCCCTTGAGCTCCGCCACCAGCTCGCCGCGTAGATCTTCTGCGAAGACATCGCAGAACGAACAATGCTTACGCGCGACGTCTTGCGGGTCCTTGTTCACCAGCCGGCACTTCGGGCATTGATATTCCGTCATTGGACTCGTTCGATTGTTAGGATTGTGTTGCCGCGCAACTCGCGGTATTGACCGTCGTCGCCCTGGAACACCGGAACCGGCCCGATAAAGACGCCGTGGCCAACATCCAAGATGTCATCGACAAACAACACGAGCGACCGTTGGTTTTGCGACGCAAAGATGATATAGCCTTCAACGGTCTTGCCATTGCTAGTGATCTTGACCCGCCGCGTCATGCGTCCCCCGGTTCCGGCCATGGCCCATAGTCTCGATGCATCAATGACAGCAGAATTGTCAGCTCGCGCGTGTAGCGCTTCGGCGGCGGTAGGAGGCGGACTCCCGCGCTCTCGTAATAAGGGCCCCGCAACATGAACCGCGCGCGCGGATCGACCTGGCAGTAATCAACAACGATCAGGGCCGGGATATCTACATGTTGCCCGATCTCGCACGCCGGCGTCTCTACCCAGGCATGCTCGACGTACGCGACCGATCGGGCTCTGATCCTGTTACGGACGCGGCGCGCCGCGCGCACTAATCCGTGAGCCAGACGGGCTTCGCGGTGGCGTACGTGTTCGATCAACGTTTGAGCGGCCACACTGTAGCAATCGCGGCAGGTCAACGCGCCGGTCTCGAAAAAACCGTTGCACAAGGCGCGGACCGGTTCGACCCGCAACTCCTCCGCGAAGAGATCGCAGAACGAGCAATGTCTGTGGGCGACATCGCGGGGGTCGGTGTTGGTCAACCGACACTTGGGACAGATGTAGATATAGACCTCGTCAAGCATGGACGTATAGCGGCGGCTGCTCCTTGCGTAGGCGGGTCGATGGGAAGACCTGAAGCACGAGATCCCCGGCCATACGTAGCAGCGCCGACGCGCAGTCTCGCCCGATGCCGATGATCTCTCCGTGTTCTGTGGCGCTAGTCCACACTCGATCGCCGATCTCGGCGGTATTGCCATCGACGCATCTGATCGCAACTATCATTGCGGCATTACTCCCTGTGTTGATACACCATCCGCGGGACTCGGCGCCGATGTCAGTGTGTTTTGACGCCGGTCCTGACATCCAATCAGGGACACCCTCGACCGGCGCCGAGCCTCGAGTATCTTAATTCTTCGTTGCATCGCGCGCCTCAACCAGCATGTCACCGCTCGCGATGTTGTCGGCTTCCACGCGCGCGGCGTGGACCTTCGCTTCGTCCATCGTGGGCCATCGCGTGCGGCCGGACTCGTAATGCCACACGGTGCCGCGGCAGATTCGACAATAGCCGTCGATCGCGCGTTCCAACACGAGTTGCGCTATGGTGTTGCGGAACTGGTGCTCCGCGTCGCGCTGTTTGATCTTGGCCTCATCCCAAAGCGTCGCCATGATGCAATGGCGTTGCTCACACAGGCACTGCGTGATACAGATCACGCGGCAACTTCCAACCTGCAACGGAAATACTGCTCGGTCGCCCACAGTTGGCCGGGGTAGCGCAGATGGACCAATCGTATGGTCAACTGCACGCCGGGCGGATCGCCGCAGATGTACTCATTGAGTGCGTGCAGACTCGACGCCCGGATCAACCGGAAGCTGTGACACGTGAAGTCACCTTCGTTGCGCCGGTAGACGAGGAACAACCCCGCCGCGGTTTCGCTGGCGGAAGCCAAGAATCCGTCCATGATCTCGGGGAGGAGGAAGGGGGTCGGAGATGCCGCGCGTTGCGGCGCCCTCCGTGGCTTGTCGTCATCGTCGATTACTCGCACACCATCCAACAACATCCTGGTCCCTCCATTGGAACGGCTCCTATTTGTGCGCGGCCGCTCTCAACCGTAGGTTGTAATAGATCCGAAAGCATTTAACAAGACTAAGGTCTACATGATGCGGCGCGATCTTGTTGTTGGCGTGCGCGAGATCGGTGTAAGGTCCGCGCGCCGCCCGACAATCGGCGGTTGTAGCGATTCAATGTGAGGAATTCTTAAGCCATGGCGCGACATCCGGGGGTGCGCGCACATGTTGGTACTCCTAAAGGTTGGTGCGGCGGGATGCGGTCTGCACGTGACCGGGCCAGGACGCCCGACCGGGGTGCTGTGCGCTGGTGGAGGGACCGTCGGCGATCCTGGGGTTGGTGGCCTCCTTGCTCTCGTGTGGCCCCGGACGCGCCGACCGGCGCACGCACCCCGGCGCCATGGACCAGAGCGGACCCGCGCCGCTCTGTGGGCTTCTCCTGAAGCCACAGGGCGGGGGTTTCGGATCGCGGCGCAATATAGCGCTTCGGCGTACGTCCGTCCTAGGCGCGCGCTATTGCCTATATCGGTGCCTATATGGGGTAGGGGCGCGTTTTGGGAAAGTCTATTTTTACCGGGGTTTTTCGCACGGAATGGGACGGACACCCTCTCCGCCACACTGCCGTCTAATGCCAGATCACCCCGTCTCAGATCGTCTCAGATTCCCAAAGAATCAATAATTTAGCGTCTCTTACCATATCATCGCGTCGCATGGCGGCGCACCCCCGTTGCCTATATAATTGCCTATATGGCGCACCCCGCGCCTATAAGACAACGACAACGTAGGGATGCACATGCAAGACAAATTGATGACCGCCGCGGCCTTGGTTGCCGCGCTCGTTCTGTTCGCCGAGATCGTGACCCACTTCCCGCTCGCCGGCGTCCGCGCCGTGACGCATGCCGTCGAGACGTCCACCCCAGGAGGCCGCTAACCATGCTCACCGAGAAGACTGTCGCCGCCGCGAAACCCAACGCCGACAAAGCCTATCGCCTATGGGACGAGGGCGGCGGCGGGCTGTATCTGGACGTCATGACATCCGGCCGCAAGGTCTGGCGGATGCAGTGCCGCGTCGCCGGCAAAGACGTGCTGCTGACCTTCGGCCGGTACGATCCCAACGCCGCGACGCATGTGTCACTGAAGCAGGCGCGCGAGCGCCGCGACAAAGCCCAACGCGACATCCGGGACGGCAAGGACCCGCGCGAAGAAGATCGAAAACGCGAGGCGGCGATCGTCGCGACGCTCAACCCGGCCGATGCCAACCGGCTGCGCACGGTAGCCCTGGCCTATCTCGACGTCCGCAACGGACAGGACCCGAAAAGCAAACACCAGGACCAACGCCGCCTCGAGATGTATATTTTCCCGTACAAGGTCGCGCGGTTGGGCGACCGGATCATGGGCGACACTGACATACGCGAACTGGAGGACGGCGATTTACTGGCCGCCCTCCGCGCGATCGAAGCGAAGGGGTTGCAGCCTCTCGCGCACAAGATCAAAACCCTGTGCAGCGGCATCTGGAAGCACGCGAAGCACTCTCGCAAATGCGCCACCAACATCGTTGCGGACCTCGCCGGCACGATCAAACGGGGCGACGACAATCACTATGCCAGCATCCAAGAACCGCCGCGGATCGGTAAGTTGTTGCTCGACATAGACGGCTACTGGGGCCAGCCCGAGACGGTCTATTGTCTGCGCCTGCAACCGTTCTGGTTCCTGCGGTCTCACACGTTGCGTCATATCGAGTGGACGTGGGTCGATTGGGACAACACATTGATCCGAATCCCGCCCGGCGCGATGAAACGCAAACACTGGCACGTTGTACCGCTCGCCCGTCAGGCGATCGTGTTGTTACGCGAGTTGCAAGAACTGACCGGCGGTCGGTCCAAATACCTATTCCCGAGTCTGCGCACGACCGGGCGCCCGATCTCCGACGGCACGTTGAACGGGGCGCTGCGGCGTCTCGGCTACTCCAAAGCCGACCAAACGACGCACGGCTTCCGCGCGATCGCCGACACGCACTTACACGAAATGGGATACGCCGACGGGTGGATCGACGTGCAAATGTCACACCTGAAGAAGAGCAAGACCAAACGCGCCTATGACTACGCGCAATACCTAGCCGACCCCAACACTGACCGCCGGCCCCGCCATGAGATGATGCAAGCCTGGGCGGACTATCTCGACAAGTTGCGCGAAAAAGCGCGGCGCACCCATTCCAACACCAACAACGTCATCCCAATGACAGCAGCCTAAAAAGAGAGAAAACAACCATGCAAGCTATCGAACGACAGATCCTGATCGCACTACTGAAGGACATGCGCGCCGCCGGCTACCAACCGGCGGCCGTGTGGGACGGTGAGCAGTATGTCATTGCGCGCAGCGACGGCGATGTTATGAGCATCGACTCGAAGGCCGGCAGCGGCTATGAGCGCATTGCACGCCCGCTCACGGATCGGGAGGCATTAGAGGCGATTGACAGCGTGTGCGACTCGACGCTGCACTTTACGCACCACAACGCTGAGACCTGGGGAAATCGCGGCGTGTTGCTGATCCTAGGCAATGGCGAGGACGTTATCAGCGACTCTCACGACGCCAAGGACGAGCCGTTCGGAGAGATTATCGACGCCGTCTGTCGCCGGATCGGCCGGACATCCTAGTCCGCGCCCCGAATGGGTCGCCCCGTCCTGGGGGCGGCCCCTTCATCACCGCAGGCGTCAATTCACCAGCGACTTGCGGAACTTCTGCAACTCAGCATCGATTAGCATGCTCGGTCGGCACGCCGCGTGCCGAACTCAACAAGCGAATCACATACACCGTCACGGCGTCACCTCCTGCCAACGGCTGTCGGGGCCGTCTCCCTCAGTGTTGAATGCTTGCACCATCGTGACGTTATCGCCGGCAAGCTGGAGCAGCTCTATTCGAGTGATCGGATACAACATCACGCGCTTGACTTCGCCGGTCTCACGGTCGAGCAAATAGGCCACGGCGGAGGCATACGCGCGTTGCGGTGCTGTCACAGGATCATTCTCAGATCAAACACGCGCCGCGCCGCGGGGGTCGGCGGCCGTTGTTCCTGCAGAGACGCGGCAAACTCCCGCGCGATCTCTTCCGGGACCGGTTCCTCGATCACGGGCGCGATCCGCGTCACGAAGCAGACGACCGGTATGCCGCTCTCGGTCTTGCCTTCCCATACGCGCGCAGGGACCGCCGGCCCGTCGCCGTTATCGGTCACCAACTCGATGACCTTGTCGGTAGATTCAATCGTGATCTTCATTTGCGTCGCCTCCTGAACTCGCCCGCCTTCGGGCATGTTGTGAAGTGCGAGACGTGGCGGCCGTGCTCATAGTTCACGTCGCCCGTCTCGACGGTGTTGGAATTGACCGGGATCAGCTTGCCGGCCGCGGTAATCAGCCAGACGATCGGCGCGCTGCAGGCGCGGCAGACGCCATACCGCGGCGTTGGAGGGACCCGGCTCACGTACGTTGCAGCCGTTCGTAATCGGCTTTCGAGGGCGCCCGGTGCGGCCACAGGCCGGTCTCTTTCTCGTAACACGGCGCGCAGCGGTATCGATGCAAACCGGGCGTGATCAGGTAAATCGTCGTCGGGAAGGTGCTGCACCCGGCGCAATTGCCAATGCGGACTTCCGGGAGCGGGTCAGGTTGGCGCCGGCTCATAGGGATCGACTCAGCGAGTCGCGCGCCATCTTGACACTCGCGACCGCGGCCCTGGCGATATCCTTGTACTCGCGCGCCTGCAGGCCATAGTAGCCGTCACCGGTGGCGATCGCGCGCAACGCCGTCAACATCTCCTCGTGTGAGTTGATGGCGGTCGCTAGGTTGACCGCCCACTCGCTGTCCTGCGGCCCGATGGCAATGTAGGCGATCGTGCGACCGTCGCACTTGAGGGCGATTCGAGTGTTGGTCTCGACGATAACGACTGGCCGCCGCGTGATCATGACTGCCCGGTCTTGCGCAACTTCGCCCTGACCAGGTCGAGCGCGGTTTGGGCGACGATGCGCAGAACGCCCGTCGAGATCCGCTCCAGGCATGCGGCGTGCCCGGTGTTGTAGGCAGCGGAGCCGAGCAGCTCGCCGAGCAGCTGAGCCACGCTGATCAACATGTCTTGATCGCTCACCGTCGGGTGATTCTTGGCCCATTCGTCAATGATGCGCGGCAGGTAGCAGTGCAGGCAGTTCTCATCTGCCGGGCCCCCGGTCAGTTCTTCGAATCCGAGGCCGCTCACGACTGCACATCCCGCTGCGCGTCCGCGCGCGCCTGCAACCACTCATCAAGCTCATGTTCAAACCAACCCGTTGCCCGCTCCGTGATCTTGAACGGCTTCGGGAACTTGTCTGCCTTGACCCAGCGCCAGATCGTCGCCGGCGACAGGCCGGTTTTCTTCACGACCTCCGGCATGCGCAGCACCGGGCCACCTTTCGCGCGCTTCATCGCGACTACATTCCTCGTATTCGAGTCATCTGACCGCAGTGTTGACATTTGCAGGACCTCCGTCGCTCGTGTTCGATTTTGAGTTGCAGGTATCGGCGCCGGGCTTCCATCCAACGCGACTCATACATAGAAAGCTGCGCAATCACCCAAATCGGGTTCAGCTTTGCGCCGCAGCTGCCGCAGGTGACCTCATTCTCAGACTCACAGAAGATGTACGTCGCCGGGAAGTGTGAACAGCCGGCAATCACCGACTTCCGCTCGAGCGACCGGTCGTTCGCGCGCTTCTTGAGCGGAAAGTTGATGATCTCCGTCATCGCAGGAACACGCACTCCGTCGGGTCGGTGAGGCCGGGCGTGTAAAACTTGGTTGAAGTAGATGCGAGGAACTCCCCCGGCATCAACACGCGCGGCCGCCCGTCCGCCATCACAGACGGCAGCGGCCGTGTAACGCGGCCGATCGACCATATCCACTCGCTGGTCTCCGCGACACAGTAGTCGCTACCTTCCTTGAATCGCGAGAGCAGATAATCGCCCGTCGTCGTGCGCGGGCATTCGCTGACATCGATGGCGCGATGTTCCCGTAGCTTCTGCAACATCCGCATGTTCTGGCGGCGCAATTCAACACTACTCATGTTGTCAGCTCCAGTTGTTTGCCTTCATTCTCCGTCATGCGTTCGACGGCGCCGTCGGCCGCTTGTTTGAGTCGGCGCTTATCCGGCCCGCTCAGTTTCGCCCATAGCTCCCGGCGCCGGTTTTCCAACTCCTCGTATTCAATCCGGCCGCAGTTGGCATAGCGCTTGACCAGCTCGTCGGCGCTGTACGCCTTCGCCGGTTTCGCAGGCGGGGCAGGATCGATCCGCGGTGGCGGCGAGTCACCGGCCGCCCAGATGGCGAACGCCGCACCAACACGCTCGTCCAGAGGCTTCTTGAGGTCAACGAACTCGCGATGTTGTTCCTCTAGTTTGATTGGTTTCGGGAAACCCGGTTCAACCTCCGTGAGTAGAAAGCTCGCAGTCAGCTCGAACGGCAGGCGCTTCTCGCAGATCGGAACCCAACCGGCCAACCCGGTGCGGGTCTTTTTCGGCTGGATCTCCAGCTTGCCATCCTTGCCGCGCGCCATCTCGATTTTCTCCTCAGCGCGAAAGCACAGGATCAGATGCGAGCGAAGTTGCAGGAGGCGGTTGACCATCCGTCGGTGCGACATCTTCGGCGCAACCCATGCGGCCATTTTGCAGCGCTCGCGTTTATCCCAGTCCTGCCCGGCCATCCGGTCAAGCTCCTCCTCCTGCCATTCCAACATCCCGCCTTCGCCTTCCCACTCATGCGAAGCCGAGTCAACAACAACAACCGGATACCGCGCCGCCTCCGCGGCGGCGATGGCGTCCTGGTAGGTCTGAGGGCGGAACGGCGCAACCAGCTCGCTATGGTCAAACACAAACTGACCGCGTTCGAGCACCGTCTGACCTTTGCGCGGCGCATAGTGCAGCGCGCGGCGTGCTTCGGTGTCAGAAACCGCAAAGCGACGGCCACACGTGCAGCGAGCCGTGAATTTGCAAGTGCAGGGGCCGCCGGCGAGGCCGGTGGCGAGCGCCAGGGCAGAATAGGTCTTGCCCGAACCGGTGCCGCCTGCGAGTCCGATGAGGAGCGTTGTACGCTCGCGCACTCCCGGCGCAAATGACACCGCCGAGCGGGCGGCCGCGCCGCGACTCACGAATACGCCCCTTGCTCCTCGGCGGCCAACACCCACGGCGGCGCGTATAGCGTGACCGGCTCGACGCAGTAGCCGGGCCAGTTGCCGGTTGCAAGACACTCCTGCCAACGTAACACCGCGCGCTCCCAACGCAGATGTCCGATGGTGCGGAACCCTCCGTCCGGCCGCGCCGGCACGACCGAATAGGGGGGCTCCAACTCCAGAAAAAGGAATGTGAACTCGACGCGGCCTTCAAACTCCGGGCGCAGTGCCGCCAGCGCGCGGGTGTAGGCTGCATACTGGATGTCATACCCGCGATCAACGAATGTCTTTTCGCAATTCTTCGGGCTGGCGTTGGCGGCCTTCTTCAAGTCATAGATAACACCGCGGTCCAGTAGGACATGATCCAACATCGCCCGACAGACAACCGGCGTCGCATCACTCGCGCCGCGCTCGTGCCACTCGATCGGGAGCTCGGACCGACCCTTCAAAGGGAATCCCAACTCCGCGCAGCGAGTACTCAACAACTTGGCGGCCTTGGCGACATGGACGTAATCGCGCTCCTTGACCGGGAGCTTGCCGGCCGCGATCGCCCCGTCGCGCGCCGCCTTCGCCTCATTCGTTCGGTACTCGTCGAAGGGTAGGACCGCGATCTCGCGACCACATCCGAGAATCAACTTGTGTATGAGCGTGCCGGCATCCATGGCGGCGGAGGAGTCGCCCGACTGGCCGCCAAAGCGCGGGTGTCGGGTGTAAGCGTGAAGCGGGGAATGTTCGACAAGCGTGTGAGCGATCGACTGCGAGAGCGAGGGCACCTTGCAGGGGTCCAGGTGATACTCCGCGGGGGTTACATCGAGAATGCGGGCTCGCAACTTCGAGCGCATGACGGCTCCTTGTGCGCGTCGCGTTCGACGGCGGTGGCGCACCCTTTATTGATTCGGGTTATGTACAACGTACAACCGCCGGTTTCCCGGTGTCAAATGGGGAAGTGTCAAAGTCTGTGCATAACTTTTCCGCGCAGCATCATGACGTTGTGTATGCATGCGACGGCATGAGACGACGTGAGGCATCACGCGACACCAACACGAACGCTAGCGGGTGCGGGCCGGACCCCTCGACGTTGGACAAATCGAAACGACGAGTTGTACAGTCCGCCCCCGTTGCGCCGTTCCACCCCATCTTCGAGGTCAATACCAACATGGACACGACCATCCCCGCCAAGATCAGGAACCGCGACGCGATCGAGCGCGCGATCACCGGGGCCGGTGGCATCTATCGTTGCGCCGAGAAGATGGGTGTTACGTACCAAGCGATTCAGAAGTGGTTGCGCAATGGTGTTGTGCCGCCCAAGCGTGTATTGCCGTTGGAGCGCGCGAGCCGCCGACCAGGTCCCATGGTGCATCGGTCGAAAATCGCGCCGGATCTCTATCCGCGCAGCCTCTACCCGGATCCGAGCAACCCGCGCAAGCGCGCCATTGTGAGCACACCGCCCGCGGCTGCTTGATCGCGGGTCGGTGCGATGTCTTGCGACAGTACGATAGGGCGTGAGACGCCACACGCCCATGGCGTGACATCTCTCCCGGTGTCACGTCCGTGAGCTACATCAAGGTTGAAAAGGACCTGCCCGACGATCCGCGCTTACTCGAGCTTGCAACCAGCTGTTATGACGCGGTTTTGGCGTGGCTCACGAGCCCGGACTGTAACGCCCGCAGTCACGCGTCGCGTCACGCGCTACTGGGTGTTCTCGTTGACATCTGGAAGTACGCCGACACGTACTTACAAAGTGACGAAAGTCTGCCTGTCACGTTACAGGGGCTCGCGGCGGCCATCGGCGCGCCCGTCGAGTTGTTACAGCGACTGCCCGAGCGTTGGTTGAAAGTCCGATCGGACGGAACGGTCGAACTGCCGCGCTACATCAAAAAAAACCGCCTTGTTGGCAAAGACTTGCGCCGGTCTGCCTCGGAGCGACGCGAAGCCGATCGAGTGCGACAACAACGTCATCGTGCCAAGCGAAAGCAACAGGAGCAGCTGCAGACTGTCACGCAGCGTGACAACGACGGACGTCACGCCTCCACCGGTACCGGTACCGGGACCAGTAACCCTATACCGGTACCGGCGGTCACGGCGCTCGCGAGGGCCTTCGGGCCCCTCGCGCCGCGACCGGAGAACGGACGCGCCTCTGCGCACGCTGCCGCCAACGGAAGCGCGGCCGCCGCACCAACACGGCCGAAGCGCCAACCCAAGACGCAAGCGATGCTGAAGTCCGACGTCCGCAAGCTGACCGCCGGCGGCCTGGACCCGCCGACGATCGCCCGCACCCTGGCACAACACGGCGTCACCGAAAGCGACGTCAACCGCTGGCTTGCGGAAGGGGCGAGCCCATGACTCACAGTGGTGGCCAACCGCACCCCGTCGGAGATCGCGGCCAACGCTACGTCATCAGCGTGTATGACCAGGGCCGGCAGGAACGGATGAATCTCGCGTACACCGACGATGCCAG